ACCACGTCTTTTCGGCGACTTCGGGCGAGTTCGCCGACACGATGTTTCCATCGGCATCGTGCGGGTGATTGAGCGTAATCGGCGTGCCGTTCCACGCCGACACTGACTTTGCGATTTCGGCTTCTGGCACGTATCCACGATGCAGATTCATCGCTCGCATCGCAGTGACAGGAGCCACGATGTGCTCCTTGCCGTTCAGGTCGCGTCGTTCGACAGTGTCGATGTCGTTAAGTACGAGTTTCATCTTCTTGAATTTCTTCGGCTCGTTTTTGAATCTCTTCGGCCTGATCGATACCCGACTCGACGGCTCCCGTGCCGAATACGACGTTGGCCCACACCAAGTATAGATATCCGATCGCGGCTGCTATCGCTAGCCACGCGACGTCAGAGTTCACGATCGGTGGAACGCCGCCAAGGGACGGCACAGCACCGCTTGTCGAGTAGTTATAGGCAGTTCCTAACGCAGCGATTCCAACTGCCCATAGCACCATCAGAGGCGGTATGCCGACTGCGATGATAATTGCGTTTCTCACTGCTGGATGCACTTCGACTGACTCACCAGTGTCGATAGGATTTTTTGAGCTCATTGTATTGTCCGTTTGAAGAAGTCTTCATCGCCACCGTATATGGCGTGTCCATCGGACGCCATGAACTTGACAGTTCCTGGCAAATCGATCGTGTTGACAGTGCTGCCGTCGTCCTTGTTCATGATTACGATTTGTCCATTTTGTTCGTCTGGCGCATAAATGCGAGAATCTCCGATTATTGGATTGCCTCTGAAAAATCTTGATTCGGCTTCGCTTTCCCAGATCTCGGAGCCATTGCTGATGTTTATATAGTACACGAATCCGCCGGTCGTCTCTCCCTGTGCGCGACGAGTGCAGAAGCAATATCGCCCTTCAGTTCTGTCGTATGCACCCTGAAACGCAGATTTGTGGTCGTGAGTATACTTCCAGTAATAGCCACCACCACTCGGGTTTAGTGAAACAATACTGCTGTCGTTCATTCCGATGAAGTATTCATCGTAATCTTCATCGTCAACGCAAAAGGTAAACCCATATCGACATCCACCGACATCTGCGTTTTCCCACAAAACGGACCCATTTGCTGGGTCAATGCCGAGCACTTTGTCATTTCGACTTCCGAAAACGCATTTTTCACCGTCATATGCAGGTGACATTTGAAAGTCTTGGGACGTTGACGTTGTCCAGACCGGCGTCCCATCGGTTTCGTCAAGTGCGTATATTTTGCCGCCTCTATCTCCGAATATCACGAGATCGTCGAATATCACAGGGGTCGACAAAACGACGTCGGAGTCAGGCTGGAATCGCCAGTTAACCGACAGATCTGACGTATCTATCGCTAGAACGTTCGGATCGTTAAATGAACCAAAGTACAACTGAGAATTAGAAAGCGCGAGTCCCGACCGCCACGGCTCAGTACTGAAGCTCACGTTGTTCTGCTGCAGTGTGTCGCCCGTCTCTTTATCCCACTTGTAGATGTTGCCGTTATCTTCTGCAGAGTACACGTAGTCTTCTGTCACCACAGGCGAGATCCATGACGGAGCAAACGTGTTCACCTTCCAGCCCGAAGTACTACCGTTATCGGGAAGCACGTCTCGATTGATATTGCTTGTCATCTGATTCGTCCTGTTCGTTCTGCTCCACGTGAAACTCAGTTGTGTAGACGCAGCATCGTTCTCATTCCACGCGATACCAAGCGGCGAGAGAGGTGCAAGGTCTTTTTGCGTGCGCAGCGTGCGTGTCGAAATGTCAAAGTTAGCTGATAAGGTGTACTCGTTCAGCTTATTCGCGAGCGTGTTGGGGTCCTCACCGACAACGTAAAGCTTCGAGCCATCTTGATTGAAGTCAAGAGCTGTAGTATCATCAAGGTTAAGTGATTCTCGTGTGTCGAGTGTTAACGTCGTGATATCGTACGGAACCGACGCGTTGAACTGGCTAATAGCGTTCGGATTTTGCACAAGGACGTATGCTTTCGTTCCGTAATTGTTCCACGCAAAATCACTTTTGTATCCGTTAACGCCACTCAGATCTATGCTGTCAATCGGACCTGATGCCGATCCTAATTCGTACGGAGCGGTCAGCGTGTACGATACTAACTTCTCTAGATTGCCGTCGATAATATGTAATGAGTCACCAGTATCGTCCCAGTCGAGTCCAGTCGGCGATCTCACATCATCAAACACTCTCATCTGAGTGACACGAGTACCATTCAGTATGTTGAATTGTTCACTCGTGTCTAATTCGGTAACGATTCCGTCGCCTCCTTTTACATAGTAGAATCTCGTTCCTGTGTCATTCCAGAGTGCTGCGTCGACTACGTCTGATCTGTCTTCGTCGCCGTCTTGTGATAGCGTATCGATGTCGAATGGTTCGTCTGCAGTGTACTGCCAGAACTGTGAATACGACGTGAGCGCGAATTTCGTCCCTGCCTTCGTTCCGACAGTCGTAGCGACGGGCCCGCCGCTGATAAATGCCAAGTCAGTGTCACCAGTGTCGTTCACGATAGTTCCTGTGTCGAATGTGTAATCTTGGTCTGCAGAACCAACGCCTATCGGATCGCCTCTATCGTAAACGAAATCACTTGTTTCGAACACACCGTCAATGTCTGTCCCTTCCGGAACTGGCGAAAACGCGTCATTGTGACTTGTCGCGCCTCGCGCAGTCTTCGTACCGTTGCTTGCATTCACCGAACCTGTGTCGATGCCTTTTAGATCTCCAAATCGATCGCACGCGACAAGAATGTTGTCTTGAACGATCGGATCGACGTAGACGTTATTATTGAATCCAACAGACCATAGTACAGTGCCATCTGTCGCGTCAAGCGCTACGACTTCGTCAGAGTACGCTCCGATATAGAGTGTTTCATCAGCGTAGGTCAGACTCGCCGGTCCGTACGAATCAGTGCTCCATAAAGTCGATCCGTCTGCAGGGTCAAGTGCGTGTACGCCATCACCATGATGATACACACGTCCACCACCGACGGTCGGACCGCCGAATCGGCCAGAGTACACACCGAGAGATGTGCTCCACAAAACTGACCCATCTGCCGGGTCGAATGCATATGCGACGAGATCGTCATCGTCCATTGCGTGTATTTTGCCGTTGTATTTCGTGACGGGTGTTCTAAGTTTTATGCCACTGAATTTCCAATTACGATTTCCAGACTCAGGGTCTAACGAGTAAAGCGCGTCTGACTCGTTTTGCGCGAAATACACTTCATCGTCGATTGGTGTCGCGCCAGCGTCGAATGTGCCAATTCCGTCAGCCTGTTCGGACCACAATTCCGATCCATCGTCAGGGTCTAGTGCGTACATACCGCCTTTTTCATCGCTGACGTAAACCCGGCCGAAACCAACCGTCGGAGACGCTCGCGGATAATCGTTTAGGTCCGTGACCCACTCTCGATTTCCGGTTGTCGCGTCGTATTTTATCACGCCAGGACTCGTAATGGAGACGTACACATCATCTGCGGTAGGATAGTGCGGTGCTCGCAAACCTGACCCTCCGATGTTGTCGTCTCGCCAGTTAGTCGAGCCATCTACGATGTCGAACGCGAGCACGTCAGTGACACCGTATGTAACGTCGACTGAACACATCACTGCCTGTCCGTTGCGCACAGCGATTCCGCCTCGTGCACCGTCTGATAGCGATCTCGACCATAATACGTCTCCAGCAGTCATGGGCGAGGAATCTTCTTGACGTAGATGTTTGTATCGCTTGTGATACAGTGACGGGTGCCAGAGTTCCCTCCTTGAGACATCTGACACGCAAGCGTGTCGCCTGCCACTAGTTCGCCGATCCATGAAATATGAATCGACGAGAGACTATGCCCCGATGCGTTTCGAACGTATCCACTCCTACCGGCTGACTTGAGCTTCGTTCCTCCGGTCCCTGAAGACGTCCGGTTTTTGTATAATGCCGTGTTTATGCTGTCACGAACTTGAGAATTAGCTCCCGTATCAGTAGCGATAACTCCTTGAACCTCATAGGTGCCTGTTTCGTCAACAGTTAGATGTCGGTCACCAGACACATAGGAGTACGTTCCCGTATCGATAAGCCCGGCAGTTTCCCATGGAAACAGTATCGACTGATTGATATTTGTCGAGTTATCAGACGTCTCGAGTCGGACGATCGGAGTCGGAATTCTCGACAGCTCTTGCTCGACAGACGAGAAGCTACCGACGTTTTTGACGTCGTTACCGTTTGCGTCCATGATTATTCTACCTCTTGATATCCGTTGTGAATGGCCTCTTCGACCAACTGTCGCAGATCATCATCGGGATCCGTTTCTGCGACCTCTCGCAGTTCGTCAAGCATCTGGACGTACGGCTCACCGACTTCGACTTCTATTGTCTGTGTCATATTCGGACCTCTTCCGTTGCCCCTTCTACCGAGTCTTCGAATCCCAGCGTCACTGCAGCGTCAGCGACGTCGTCCTGTAAGGCTTCCATCTCTGAAACAGTTCCGGACGAGCTAATACTGACGATCAGCGTGACAGAGCCGTCATCTTGCATTCGAAGCGAGACGTTGTCTACAGAAACTGACGTGTCGTTCGCATGCAGAGTCGCGCCTTGCTCGACAAGTGACTTGACGGTCTGTACGTCTGTCGTCAGTTCGCCGCTGTAGCTGAGTGTTGGCATTGTCAGAGAGTCTTATTTTCGATGAGCTCGCCAGTAATTTCGAGATCACCAGTCGTCAAGTCCATTACCAGTCGACGCGTGCCATCTCGCTGTGTAATAATCAACTGATCGTCAGTTTGAGCGTTGATGCCCGCGTCTTGCCCGATAGCGATAAGCCCAGATGCTTGGTTATTTTTAATTGCCTGTTCTCCGATTCCGATATTGTCGTCACCCATCGTTGCGGGGTCAGCGAGGTCCTGGCCACCAGCAGACTGAGACCCAATAGCTATCGTTCTGTTTCCGGTGTTGTTTTTGCCTGCGTACCATCCAAAGACTGTAATGTCATCGCCAGTATTATCTTGCGCTGCGCCAAAGCCAAGTGCTGCGACGTCTTCACCAGTGTTTCGATATGCTGCAATGTCTCCGAATGCAGAGACTCTGTCACCTGTATTCGATTCTCCTGTGAAATTACCGAATGCTGCAGTGTATATTCCTGTATTGTCTTTCAGTGCGCTACGCCCGATGGCACAGACGTAACGGCCGCTTGAATTTTTTGCTGCACGATATCCAACTGCAGTGAGAGAGTTGCTAGTAGCATCACGTGCTGCTTCGAAGCCAGTTGCGACGGTCGCAAACTGTTCGTGATTCTGCGCTGCGTCGTATCCTACTGCGACCTTTCTGGGGTCGTTACCGGACACTGTAGAGTTGACGTCTTCGAGAGCCGTAGCACCGACGCCAACGACGACGTTATCACCTTGAACGGTCGCTCCGTGATTGCGGCCGAGCGTAATAGTGTCGTCGCCGCTAACGGTAACCGACTCGCTCGTATCGATCGAATTGACGCCTGTGATATTCGTTCCTTCGAATTGCCACTCGCCTGCCGATTCGTTTCGTCGAAATACGATAGTTCCGCTCGAGTCTTTGACGACGAGGTCACCGCTGTCTTCGTCGACACTCGACCCTGCTGGAAGCGTAAAGCTCATCGAATTTGTCCTCTCAGCTCTTCGATTTGAGCTTGTTGTTCGTCTACGACAGTTATGAGATTTGCTATCATTTCGGCCATATTCATGCTGCCGTATCCGTGTTCAGTGTAGTCATCAAGCGTCTGCCACGC